CACGGGTTTGAGGGCGCGCTCCCGGCTAAGATCTATATCAGCGTCGAGCACGCCACGGACTTTATCACTAGTGTTTTAGTCCCGACGCCTGAATATAAGCCCTCATTTCACGGTGTCGGTCGAAAGACCGATTACACCAACGAGATGTCCCAGAGGGGATCCATCATGGAGTCTTGTGATCAGCCGCCAGGCTGCGCCAAGATCCACGATGCCCCCCCTGGAACTTACGACCTATCGCGCTACAACTATGGAGTCATCACACGCATCAAAGGTTTCGGAAAGAGCCCTACGGGTTTTACCGCAGCCCACGTGTGGAGGGCCCTGGCTAGTAGCCCGAACAACAAAGTTTACGTTCGTGTGACTACGAAGGACGGAACCACCAAGGACATACCTATGGACTTGGAGCAGGCCATTGTGGCCTCCCGTTCTGACTCGCCGAACATGGATTTTGTTAACTTCGACATGCCGGCCGCTTTCTGGGCGTCGGCGGAAATATCTGCAGTGCCTATGTCCGACAGATACTTGCCTAACGGCAGGTGCGTCGTGTACACCCCAGGCCCTCACAGTAACAACTGGACCGTTGCCAGGGGAGCACTGCAGAAGCCAAAGGGACTTGCTTATTTCGAGCATAACGCATCCACTGATCCAGGCTCCTCAGGGGGCCCCGTCCTCTCCGGAGGGCGTGTTGTCGGCATGCACCTTGGCTCCAACAATTCCATCAACCGCGGGGTGCGACTCGATCGCATCCGTCGTGCGGTCTACCCGAAAACCCTTCTTAACGAAGCGGCCGCCGCTGGCATCTACACCGATGGTTATCAAGACACCCGTGAAGACGAGTGGGACGAAAACCTCGAGGACGCCTGGCGAGCCAACACGGAAGAAGTATGGGAAGACCGCATTCTCGTGGGGAAAGAAGAACGTCGTTTTATCTCAAAGACTACCGCTTATTCCGAAATCGTGCTTAAAGGCCGAGATTGGAACGACTACACAGACGAAGAGCGGGAGTCCGAGATAGACTTCTCCGAGGACGAAGAGGATTCCTTCCAGCACACAAATGAGAACGCTTCCCACAGGCCCAGGGTCACTTTCAACGTCGTGCCCTCTCCCACTAACGTGGTTGAGATCATGACCCAGAAAGCGCCCAAAGCCAAAGTGAAGTCCAAAGCTCCTAAATCAAGACCCACCGCCCATTCGTCTAAGACGGATTTTCGGGCGGGGGTCAGGGGAGCCCCGGAAAGTTCTCAGAACAAGAAAACGCCTTCTATTCATTCCGCACAGAACCCACGCCCATCGGCGGAGGAGCACTGGACATCGGAATGTACAGGCAGCATCTCAACAAGGCGCCCGCCCCTGCGGACGTCGACCCTGACATCGCTGCCGCCTATGGCGATTTCCCCGGTCTCGGAAACTGGGAAAACGCGAACCAGACGGCGAACGCGGCGCTCGAAAGCTTCACGAAGCAAACAGCCCGCATCGTCGAAGGCGCAAAACCCTCCGAAGAAGAACTAGAACTGCTCGCAGCCAAACTGTTTGAGCTTTACCCCAAGACCTCGCCCCCAAAAGGGTTTGATGGAAAAGGGGTGAATGAAGCGGTCATGATTGACCGCATCGCGTTCTTCTCGCGCCAAGTAGTGCGGAGTTCCAAACCTGGAATCCCGTACCACTCCGATTACACGGACAATGGCGTGTTCGTAGACCAGGGGCTGGTAACCCTCACTAAGCTCGTCCTAGACAGACTCAAACTCCTATGCCACATGCCTGCCGGCCTTACAGCCGCGCAGATTGTGGCCGGCGGCTACGCCGACCCCGTTCGAGTCTTTGTCAAGAACGAGCCTCACTCAAAGAAGAAAGTTGAACAAGGGCGCTGGCGCCTCATTTTCGCCGTCTCACTCGTTGACCAGGTCATTGAGCGCATCATGTGCTCAGCCCAGAACAACGCGGAGATAGACGGCTGGAAGAGGTGCCCCTCAGCACCAGGACTGAGCCTCCAATCCGATGAAAACCTTAAAGACCTACACGACCACGTAGTGCGCCTCGCCGGGGGAAAACCCCTGGCTGAGGCCGACGTGACCGGGTGGGACTGGTCAGTCAAGGAATGGGAGCTCGTCTTTGACGGCGAAATACGCATCCGCCTAGGCGGCATGCAAGGATTCGCCGCCCGAGTCATGAGAGCCAGAGTGCTCTGCGCCTCCAGATCAGTGTATTGCATGCCAGATGGCAGATTGCTAGTGCACAAGAACGGAGGAGTGCAGATCTCAGGATCCTATAACACCTCGTCAACCAACTCCCGCTTGCGCGTCGCCATTGCGTTCCTATCAGGAGCGTCTTGGGCTTTCGCCATGGGAGATGATTGCCTTGAGGAGTACCAGGATGACGCCCCTACGAAGTATGCTGCTTTAGGGCATCCTCTCAAGATGTACATGAAGAAGGACCCGGGAGCCTCCTTTGAGTTTTGTTCGACCAACTTCTCACAAGGCGTGTGCGCCCCCGTGGACTACACGAAGACGTTCTACAGAATCCTCTCGCAGAAAAGCATCACGCTAGATCTGTGGGAGCAGTTCGCTGAACATTGCCGTCATGTCCCAGAGCTGAAAGCCGTCGCCGTCTTTATAGGCGGATGGAAGGCCACCAGCCCTGAAGCACGGGACGCGTGTTACAGCATGGTCGGTGGTGGAGTAAATAGACTGTAGAAATATCTGTCTATCCTACCACAACCATGCCTCGAAACCGCAAACGCAACAAGAAAGCAAAACGAGTTCAGCCGAAACAGAAAACCCGC